AGCGGCGTGGCCGCTACAGACGGATTTATAACTTCAAGAAGTTATGATAACACAATTGTTGCGGGATACGTCAACGGCCTACAAGTCATGTACACGGCAGGCCGTAGTAAATACGGCCAAGGTCCTTGCTCTATCTCTTTTCCAGTCCCTAAAGGGGCGTCATGGAGCGTTAGCGGTGCTAGTTATGTAAGATGGTTGCCACTTTCTGAATAAAAAGGGGCGATAACTATGAGCGTCAACGAACCGCTGTATAACTTTGCGCGGGCATTCGCAGACCGCGGTTCAAACACTGTAACTGTCAAGGTTAACGGAAATGTAATAGGTACTCTTAGTATGTCATGGAGCACTACAAAGGCAGGTTCAAAGGGCCACTATTGGGGAAACACAAAATCTAGTGCAGCAGCTAATACGTGGGCTTATAGTATCGAACAAGGTGCCACGATAGAGCTTACCAGCAGCGGCGGAACAAAGTTTAGCAGCTGCGCCCTACAGGTAACGCTTGGAAACTAAATCAATCAGAAAGGATGTTAGACACATGGAATATTACTCTAATGTTGTCAAGGCTATGATAGCGCGCAGCAATGCACGGGCGGCAGACATTGCCGACAAAATACAGGCCCGCGCTTATTATCAATTTCAATACGTTCCGCCAGCAGGACCACTGCCCGGCTGGTCAATGGAACAGCAGACAGAGGACGCTATAAATGAGATAGGCAACATCGCCTATTCGTCGGACGAGATAGCAAGGGAAGCGCGAGAGATTGCGCAGCAGGCTTACAACGCAGCGCAGGCAGCTATAGAAATGGCCACTAATGCCATAACAGCTGCGCAGAACGCACAGCAAACAGCGAATACTGCGCTTAATACTGCTAACACGGCAGTGACTAAAGCTGATAACGCACAGGCCAGTGCCGACGCTGCACAAAAGGTGGCCGACGCTGCACAAAAATCAGCAAACGACGCTCAAACGTCTGCTGACAACGCGCAGTCCACAGCTAATACTGCTATTGAAAACGCTTCACAGGCACTATCAGCGGCTAACGAGGCTAAAGCTTCTGCCGACCAGTCTAACCAGCGATTAGACGTCTTGGAGCCTATAGTTGATACACTGCGCTGGTACGAAAACGTTACAGAAAACATTGACTTCAATACATGCGTAGAACTGGAAAGGGCGTTCCTTCAAGGCACGGCCAACACTAACGGTCCTGTTGCGGGTCCGGGCTGGCTGGATGTTGACGACGATTATAATGAAACTTATATCCGACAGAAGTTTATCGCACAGGCTGACGGCGCATGTTATGTTCGCTTCGGCACCATTGTACCCGACAGTAGCCCTATCGAGGTGAGCAGCTGGACAGGTTGGGTAAAGTATGCGCTGGCCAGCGAATTGACTTCCGCAGTCGAAACAATCAATACCAGTATCACATCAATCAACGGAGAAATCACCACTATCAAGGGTGATATAACAAGCATTGAAGGAGATATCACAGAACTGCAAGGAAGCCTTGGCAGCGCCGAGGGCAATATTACGGCCGTAACAAATGCGCTGGACGCGCACAAGGCCGACTACGATAACCCCCATAAAGTAACTGCCGCACAGCTGGGACTAGCAACGGTTTATAAATATAATGGGTCCGTTGAAACATACGCCGACCTGCCGACCAGCGGCCAGCAAGTAGGCGACGTTTACAACGTCAAACAGGCAGACCCCGACCACAACATTGAAGCCGGGGACAACGTGGCATGGGACGGCGAAAAGTGGGATATCTTGGCCGGTGATACCGATTTAAGCGGCTATGCACAGCTTAATGCGGCTAACACCTTTACGGCGGCGAATACGTTCAATTCAAACATAGTTGTTCGCGCTGCTACCGCTGCTGGTAGTGCTGGTATAATTACGCTGGGTGAAAAACCTTCTTCTAAAACTGCACAGTGTTTGATAAATGCGGCTGGTAACGGTAACCTCATTCTTCAAGCTTCTGAAAACGGGATTGTAGGGCTACAATCCGGGTCGGTGTTGCAATGGTCCGTTGTATCGGATGAAGAAAACACAAAAACTTCTGCATATCTACATTCTACTCTTGCTGCAACTTACACCCCGGCTACTGGTGTGGTATGGGAAGGCAACGCAAACACAGCGACCAAACTTGCCACTGCCCGTACTATCAACGGTGTACCGTTCGACGGGACGAAAAACATCGTGATAAAATCTGGCCAAGGTGAATTCTTACCCCTGACAGGTGGAACGGTTACAGGACCGATTTACTTACCTTCTACCACTCCCACCACTGACACGCAGGCAGTCACCAAAAAGTATGTTGATGATAGTGTGGCCGGGGCTGGTGGCGGCGACGTTACGGCGGCGGGGAATAATAACTTCACAGGCGTAAATACGTTCAATAATTCTACCAACTTCGGCAGTTATATAGCTGTAAGAAGCGGCGACGGTAGTTCAGCAGCGGGTGTTATCAATTTAGGGCGTCTTAGTGGCAGCACCGTGCAAGGCGCAAGTCTATCTGCTGTTTCTACTGGTCAGCTTAATTTAACGGCGGGAACTGGGAGAAATGTAGTTCTTCAAAGCAGAGAACAGCAGACCGCTGTAAATATTGCCGAATTTTCGTCAAGCCAAGCTGTTATTTACCCAAATGTCTTAACTATCGGCATGGGTAGTTCTGGAACAGTAGCAATGGAAAGAGGCACGGAAGGCGACTACAGACTGCATTTAGTAGACAATGATGTTATTGTCGCTGGATTTAATAGCAATTCTAATGTAGCCGCTTTTAGTGCTCATCAAATACTTTTCAATTCTGACGGTGTAAGTGAAGAATGGGCGTTAAAAAACAATACAACAACTATATTAGACTGTGATGGAATGGCAATGCACCTGCGCACGGGAAATTCTAATGTCGGCCTAGAATTAGGGACAGGCACTAGCGACTGGGCTTTGCAGTGTCCCGCTAACACAAGCAACGTAAGAGTTGCACGGCGTTTATACGTCGGCAGTAAAGGGGGCTTTGGTAATGGCGTTATCAGTGCGGATAACACAGAAAACTGCCTATACTTCTGCGGCACGGCCGAGAACACTTACTACTCAACGCCGAATACTGGTAATACTATCAGGTATCAATCAGCGGCTAACATCTATTTGATTAACGCCGCAATAAATAACGCAACAAGTCTTACGATGGATTTTTCAAACATGAGATTCCACGCCACTGTAGGCAGTGTGCCGTATATGTGTAAAACTTTAACTTTCTGGATTCCAACCGGCGCAACAGCACCAACTGTTACATGGAAGTTCCCGAGCGGTGCAACGGTTTACTACCCGAAGGGCGTAGCTCCGGCACTGACGGCAAACGCCAGCAACATCATCAATGTAGTCGCTATCGTTGACGATACGGATAGCTTTAGTATCCAAGTCTGTGACGTGGTAGCGTTGCCGTATAGAGGCTAAAAGGAGAGTGAAGAAATGAGATACACAAGAACAGTATACGTTTATAAGGGAGAGCAGTATAACACTATCACCGAGATACGCCGTTTGCCGGACTTGATGAATACCTCTATCCCGAATAATCCGACGGATGAACAACTTGCCGCGCTGGGTGTAACGCTCGAGGAAGTAATGGTGTCGCTGGCAGAAGCAAAGAACATCAAGCTTAACGAGCTGTACGGGATTTATAAGCTCCTGCGTGATAAGCCAACGAGGTACAAGCAGGGCGACAGAACATTTTATTTCTACCGAACGGCCGCGGATATCAATAAATTCAATTCGGCCTATAGCGTTGCTCAAATCAAGGGAGAACAGGGCTTTGGGGTCAAGGATGAAGAAGGTAACAGTGTATGGGTGATGTTGTCGAAGTCCGACTTTGAAAGCGTACTGCTTATTAGCAGCAACGAGCAGACGGAAGCGTATAACACCTTCTATGCGCTGCGTAACAAGGTGGAAGCGGCCGAAACGGTAAAGGACGTTATAGCTATCGTCTGGCCAAACATCTGGCCAGAAAGTAAATAACGAAAAGGCCCCGAATTTCGGGGCCTTTTTTGCGCCTAATCGAAATAAAAGTGTTGACAATGTACACAGGGGGGGTATAAAATATAGACATAGAACATAGAAAGGAGTGATTACGTGCAAGTAAAAAGCGATATAATTCAGGGCGTTATAAACCGAGCTAAAACAGCAGTTAGAAACTTCGGGGAGAACGCACAAGTTGAGCTTCCGGCCGAACTGGTCAAAAACATCTGCCAGAACTTGAACGCCGAACGGTATCGACTGGCCAAGCTCAACAAGAAGTATTCAGCTTTAAAACAGCAAGTAAAAAAATGAGGTGAAAAGATGTTAGGTAAGTATATCAATCAATTTATGGCCGACAACGAGCTATCAGTCAACGAAGAATTTTTTATAGAGAACATGGATGGGAATAGGGTACTAATCGGCTGTGCTGACCGTTACAAGATAGAAGACGTTGACGGCGGAATATTAACAGCTGCCGTAATGAACGAAAAAGATAAACCGCCTGCTATGCTTTTAGAAGCTACGCTTATCGACCTGTTACGGGAAAACTACTTAGTTAAAAAGAAGCCTTTTTATCCAGTAGTCGGAGAATATTATTACTACATCAGTCCGAGCGGCAATGTAATATACGCAAACTTTACTGGATGCGCAGAGGACCTTTTGCTAAGTAAATACATCGGCGTTTACAAAACCGAAGAAGCGGCGAAAAAAATGTTTCACGGTGCCTAAAGCTTTGGGAAGAAGTCAAAAGAAAATGAAGCTTAAAGATATAAAACTTAAAACCTGCCCTTTCTGTGACGGTGAAGGGGTGCTTATCCACAGCAAGCCGGACGATGGCTATATTTATTCAGAAGGCGTCCATGCGTTTGTAAAATGCAAAGAATGTGACGCATGTGGACCCATGCCGGATGTTGAGTATAACCATGCTGCAAGCGGATATCCGGGCAGACTGAAAGCAATCAATAAAGCTATTGAGCTGGCCGTAAAGGGCTGGAATCGTAGAGAAGGGAGTAAGACGAATGGGTAAAGTATATACGAGTTTAACTCATCGGTGGATAGAACAGTTACTTAGAGACATTAACGAAACATATGACCTAAACCGCTGGCGTATCGTAAGTGTTTTTCACGACGGCCGTGACTATGTAGCTGTTCTCGAACGGGATAAAAAGAAAGGAGAGATATAACGATGTCACCAGATGAAAGAATCAAGGAGCTAAAGAAGCAGGGCTATATCTCCGGCGTGATGGCCGGGAAAAGGATTTGGGAGCGTATGCAAGTTATTCCGGACTTAAGCGCCTATAACTGGCACAAGCTTTATAAACACCTTATGGACAACGCGAAAAAATATGTAATGGCCGAGCCAGTAGACGTATATGGTACTTTACGCTGGTACTACAATGAAAACGACCTGTTAAACTGGATTGTTACCAACCTTAATAACGGTTACTGGTTGAAACGTCATTTCTTAAAAAAAGAGGCCGAGAAATGCTAAAAACGGGCGATATCATTTATAAAGTTACATTAGAAGGGTATGACGTGCCTTGTGTAGTGGTCAAAAAATATAAAGTTGGACAACGCCTATCAAAAATAGATGGGACAGAGGGCGGCGGATATTTACTAAAACTTGCAGTTCGTGCGGACCAATATTTATATTTAGGCGACTATATAGAAGATAGCGAACAAACATTTGTAAATTTAGGAATACGGCCTTACAGCGACACGTATATTTATGTATTTGATGAAAAAGACATTCCAAAGGCGCGCAAACAGATTTTAAAAAACAAGATAGCAAATCTACGGTCAGAACTTAACTATTTTAAAAGACGTTTAGACGAGGAGAACAACAATGATGAAAAAGTTTGAAGTCGGGAAGTACGCCATAAATAACAAGGGCATAGGCATAGCTGGTCCGCAGAGCACAATTTATCTAGTAGTGAGCCGCGAAACAATTCGCGGAGTTGAGTATGTCAATTTGCTGCAAAAGCTATCTAATGGGCCAAAAGTTAGTTTGCTGTGTCCAATACATTTTAATAGCCTGCAAGACGAAGAATTTTGTTACTATGGACGCAAAAAGCGCAGGGGATATATAGCACCCTACGACAAGGAGAGTGTATAAGATGAAAAAAATTACAGCAGAAGTCATTGAGAAGAATCGTTTTTTAGTAACCGTAAAAGTCGAAGACGACGCCACGGAATCTGCTATTTATGACGAAATAGTAAATGCCTATATAGCAGATGATTACGAAGTTATTGAACAATGTATTTATGATGTCACTAATATAAAGGTGGAAGAAAAATGATTGACTATGAAAAACTGTTAGACGCTTTGAAAACCATTCAGGATGAATGTGCTAAATACAAAGTCTGTACAGATTGCCCGTTTTTTGTTCAGAGTGACGATAACAACTGCGGCATTCTCTCTAGGAATCCTGTCAACTGGAAGTTGAATAAAGTCCACGTTATAAGGCTGATTAATCAATGAAGACTATCAGGACACAGCAGATAGTAAAGGCGGTTATTCTTTTAAAAAGACGTAGAACGTCAACAGCAGATAGGGTCTACATTGCTTTTAAACTGAAATCAATAACACTAGATAAACAGTATGAAAGGATGATGAAAAAACGGAAATCAAAATTAAACTACTACCGGGCGGAAAAATGCCAACTAAAGCACATAGAACAGATGCTGCGTGGGATTGCTACGCGAGACATGACACCACTGTAGTTATAGACCATATTTTGAAATGAGTCATTTAAAAATCATAAAATGCGAAAACTGTGGATGTGATACTAAAATTTTTCACAGACAAAGGTTAAAAGCAAAACATAACTTCTGTTCTAAAAAATGCGCTGGAGAATGGACAAACAAGCAAAATCTGAATTGTACTTGCCCAATTTGTGGAAAGAAATTTCACGTAAAGCAAAGCAGACTTGCAAAAATGAAGCTGTTGGCGTGTTGCTCGCGAGAATGTAACAAAAAGTATCGCAGCTTATACATGACAGGAAAAGGCAATCATCAATATGGATTAAAAGGCAACAAAAATTCGTCTTTTAAAAACAAACCTTTGCCAAAGAAAAACGGCAGTCAGTGTGATATATGGGTATATTGCCCTGACAATCCGTATGCGAACAAGAGCGGTCGAGTCAGATTACATAGACGTATCGTTGAAATATATGCAGAACATTTTGAACGAAAGTTTTTTGATGAAGTAAACGGCAAACTTTATCTAAAAAAGCACCTATACGTCCACCATATCGACGGCAATCATAATAACAACGAGTTCACTAATTTACAAATTGTTACCCGCGCAGAACATAGGCGCCTTCATAATTTAATGAAGGCGCCGACAAGAGATATTCTTACGGGTCGCTTTATAAAAACAAAAGGAAGTGATAAAATGCAAATTAAATTCAAAAGAACACACCCGGACGCAAAAACGCCATACCACGGAACCAAAAGTGCCGCCGGGTATGATTTGTACGCTGTAAGCGTCGAAGAGTTACCACATAACGTTATCAAGTATCATACGGGCATAGCTGTAGAAATACCAGAAGGGTATGTTGGTTTAATTTTTCCTCGTAGCAGCATAATAAAACAAGGTTTATCTATGTCAAACGCTGTTGGCGTCATCGACTCTGATTTTAGGAACGAAATGTCAGCCGTATTTTATAAAAACTCTGACAGCGAAGTATACAAGCCGGGCGACCGAGTTTGTCAGCTGGTTATCATGCCTATTCCTGCTATCGAGTTTATAGAAGTGGACGAGCTTTCAGAGACCGAACGAGGAGCGAACGGCTTCGGAAGCACCGGGGTGAGGTAAATATGACTGAATAGGATGTGTTTATATTGATTGAGTATGTAAAAGTTAAACATGATGAAGAATGTTATATTTGCCATTCGAGGGAGAATGTAAAAACGCTTCGAGTGGCTGCCGACGGTAGCAATGGTGCAAATACCATTGCTTTCTGCGATAAATGCGCAGGAGCAGTCAGCAGAGTATTAAACGTTCCAATGACTTTTGAAAGGTCGTTGGACGGTGAAGTTGTATGCCCACATTGCAGAACGATTATCGGTTTTGACGATGATATCGGCTATTTTTATGATGATACCTTCTACTGCGAATTTTGCGGCCAACGGCTGAAAAGGGGGATAAAATGAAAAAAGCGTTTGTATGCCCGTACTGCAAAGAAGCCGCAGGCTGGCGTGAAGAAACTCCTATACATAGGCATTATTCAGCATTTTTTGATAAAGATGGGATTTTTTTCGACGAATCCTATTCGGACAATATAAGTTATGATTATAAATTAACTACATACAAATGTTTGAAATGTAATAGAAATATTAAAGAAGCAATTTTGAAGTACAGAAAGGAGCCGGGAAATGACTAAACAAGCTTTTATTGAGATGATTGAAAACATGCCGGACGACGCTGAACTTGTGGTATCTAACTATACCATTGGTTTTGTAGCAACCGACGTAGAATATAACGAACTCTGGAATCAGATTATATTGAGTAGCGAATAAAAGTAGGGGGTGTAGAAGTGAATGTGCCCGCTGAAAAAGGATGTGAATAATATGACTAATTTGGACAAAATGCGTACAATGTCCCCGGAAGAGCTGGGGACATTTTTGTCAAACCTAGTAACTATAGAGGTTTGTTTTGAATGCCCTATACGCGATGTTTGCAATGAACGTATGGTAAACCCCAACAACGAGGCATTTCACACATGCGAACTGTCGTTTTATCACTGGCTGCAACGGGAGTATAAGCCGGGATACTTTGAAAACCAATAGGAGAGTAGCGCCATGATTACCGCAGAAAGCAAAGCAAAGTTATTTGAAAAAACCTACGACGCCTATTTGCTAGCGCAATCCGTGACGCGCGTCTATGGCATTGAAAGCCCCCCCGGTCAAAGCGCAATGAAAAAGCTGCGCGCAGAGATGAAAGCCTGTAGCGACAAGGACCTGCTAGAAGAATACTTAGACTATCAGGACCGGGAGAATAAGCGGATAGAATCTATCTGGGGAGAGTGGTAAGCTTGCGTAACTATGATTATAAAGAACAGATACAACGCCGGAAAGAGCTTCAAAAAATGGACTTTATATCTGGCGTACAGGCTGGGCGATTGATTAGGCACTTTCTTAATACGTTCGAGCCTGATATAACCGTAAAACGCTTTAGAAAGCGCTATAAGGAGCTACAAAAAGACCTTCGGGAAGATGTGCCGCACAAGGTACTATATAGCAGCAGGGGTACACGGTATTACTGGTTACAGGAAAACGTGCTATCCTTTCTGCGTAATCGAATTAATATAAAGGCAGAAGTCAAATGAAAACGGCATAAATAAAACCCCTCGAATTCGAGGGGTTTTATTATTTCTTTATTTCTTCCGACCCAATGGCCGACCTATACCCGGTTGGCGGCAGTCATCACAGTATGTATACATTCGCTTCCCGTCCGGTCCTTGGCGGTGATTAGAAACCGACCAGCCAGAATCACGGGCAAAGGTTATCAGTTTTCCCATGGTAGTAAATTTCGTTTTTAATAATTTACCGCAGTTTTCGCAGACACAACCTGCTATAAACACTTAAATCACTCCTTATTTATTCGATAATGCTTTATTCCGGCAAGACATGCAAAGCGCCTTACCTGTCTTTTCTACGGATATCCTGCGCACAGTTTGCGATATCTCAACGCCACAACTTAGGCACATATACGGACTAGGCGCGCTTCTGACATTTACAGCGCCAGAATTGCCGCTAGATGGTTGCGTAACCTGCCGCGCTTGTGATTGCCCTTGTGGGGACGGTTGGACGCCTCTAGGGGCAGCCTGTGCGTTCTGTACAGGTTTTTGAGTATATTGTACAGGTGCTTGTGCCGCTTCCGGGTGCTGTTGGAGATAAGACGTTTTTAAACTGGCCGGATAGAAGAAACGGCCGTAGCCGTTGGCGTCCAGAATAACAAGTTCTGTAATCTCTCTATCTTCGTTATAGGCGATATGCCCAACGTGGAAGCTTACACCGAACGCGACCTTGATTTTTTTACCGTCTATAGACGCTTCGTTCTGGGCCAAGTTAAATGTGATACTTGGCGCTGTATAAAGTTCGCGGCCAGAGCCCCAATTTACAGCGGCCCTCTTGAAGCAGTCAGACGCACGGCCTTTTTCTGCCTGATAGTTTGACGCTACGCCAACATCTTCTTTACAGACCCAACATTTTTTGTCGTGGTCCCATACCTCAATCGAACAGAAAAGCTCGTTGTTTATCAGCGTGTGTTTGCGCTGCCAGTTCATCGGCCCAAACATTGCGTCAAGGTACTTCATATCAACACGGGCGTTTTTATAAAGCAGCAGCCGACATTTGACGTATGAGCTGTTGTTATAGTTCATCTCCCGCAAGTCGTCGATACGAACATCTATATCACTGGCTTTCAACAGCGGGAACTTAATTTCATCGGTCAAAACAATCACCTACCCTTTATTTGATATTTTAAGTTCGATACCGTGATGATAGTAAGCTTCTTTAATCGCCATTGCGTAAACATCCGGCGGCGGGGAATCCTGCCCCGCTATGCCGTATTCTTCACACAGCTGACGGAAGGTGCAGCCTATCTTTTCATTCATCACAAGCGCAACAAACTTTTGGAGCGAGTTCACAACGTAGACTTCATTAGGTCCATAAGGCTTTTTGTTTTTATCCATGTGCCGAAGACATACTAACATCAGAACACCCCCAACACTAGAATCAATACAAACAGCCAGAATTCAGGTTCATATACACGCCTTGGATTTAATATAAAAAACAATACATCGGCCAAAGTGTCAATCACACGCCAGAACGGCCGAGCGATAAAACTATCATAGGCCACGCACAGCAAGCCTATCCATATCCATTTTTTACTTACTTTATTCAAATTATTCACCTGCCTTTGATATGATTATACAACTTTAATACTAAACAATCAAGAGGGGGTATAAAATAAATTTTAAAATATAATCCCGACCGACAAGCAGCCGAGATTATACCGGAGGAAGAATGAAAAAATGAAGGGAGAGAGGCAGACAAGTTAGCTACCGTTATTAATATAACACATAAAAAGAAAAGCACCATTCTCCGAGTACGAACCAGAGATGGCGCTTTCCCCGTCTGGAACACCGCTTTATACTACCCTTGTTCTGGGTCCCTGTATCAAAGCGCAGACTAACTAATTGAAGAACGATATATTTATTAGGAGTTGCACAAGTAAATTTTAACCCCAAACCGTGGCAGTGTCAATATAAATTTTTTTCGTGTAAGAAAATCCGCGAAAAACGGCGTAAAAACTAGCTTTCAGGAGCTGGGGGGGAAGTAATTCGCCGAAATTTAAGGTTGACGCATTCGGCGGCAGCGGTTACAATTTAAAAAGGCATAAAAAAATAGAAGCCGTTTTAAATACTTGGTGAGGGTAATTTAAAACTTCAAACCAATGTATCAAGCTGCATGAACTAGATTTAAAAAAATCTGAATCATGTGGCCGGCTTTAGCTTTGCCAAAATACAGATGGTTTAGACTTCTGTAACTATTCTAGCAATATCAACGTCTATTGTCAACAATTATACAAAAGAAACTGGCGACTTTATCTAAAACTAAATAACAGAAACCGCTTAACAGCGACTAGGCGAACACAGACCTAGTATAAAAAACTGTTGGTCCTGCAACGTGCCGAGTATATAAAATCGTTGCCCCGCATGTATGAGCGCAGATATAAGTACATGTGCTGTATAGGTTATGATAAAGGGCCTATACAGGCGAGACGGCAAACGCCTATCGTGGTACCGTGTGCAGCGGTTAGGGAGCCATACCCTATAAATTGCACGGCTGGCGGCTACGGGTGCAAAAGCACGGGGGGAAAGCATGGAGCTAGGACGTAGAGAAGTGATGATATGCAGTATTTGCCAAGACCTATACAGCGACGGCGGGGACTACCTAGCCTATACTTATAGAAAACCTCTTATCTTACGCGATTAAGACATATATACATTTGTCTTTTTCGTGGTAAGGGGTATCTCTGCCTGCCAGCTCAAACAGGGACATCAAAAACCATTAAAGCCTGTGGACAAATGCACTATAGTGTATTAATATATACTTATGTAGATACACGCAAGGAGAGTGCAAAAGATGAATCAAGAGAGAAAATATGAAGATACTTTCAAAGTCCTGCCCAAGTGGACAGCAGGCAGAAAGTTACTACTAAAGAAGCTGGAAGCAGCTACACCGCTTAATCGGTTTATAATTAAGAAGATTTACAGCGAATACAGCAAGAAAGGTATTTGGCCTGCTGAACTTGCACGACGTTCGGGTGTAAGATATGGCACACTGTCCAAGTTTGAAGTAGGCAGAACAGAAACCTTGTCCATGAAAAATATCGCTAAAGTTGCTAACGGCTTGGGAATGACTGTTTCAGAGTTTTTCGAGGGGCTGGAAGACGAGCCGGGCTATAGCGAATATATCGACAGGGAGAAAAATTTAAAGCAAAAGTGTTGACAATGTACATAGGGGGGTATATAATATAGGCAAAGAAAGGGGGAACAATAGACGAGCCCGAATAAAAGAATAATAATACAGAAGGCACGAAAAATATTAAGCTGTGATATAGCGGCTGCTATATTTATCCTGTATGGAATATGGCTTGTATATTTATTAGTAAGGTGGATTGAATGAAGAAAAAAGAGATGTTTTTGTTAGTTTGTCTGGCAATTATTATGCTGGCAGCAGCCGCAGCTGTTATCTCTTTTGGGTGGAGTTACGGCGGGGCACTGGCAGAGGCTATTGTTGAGCGCGACATATGGCGTTCAGGTATGATTGTGAGGTGATGTAAAGTTGCCAATGATAAAACAGTATGACTATGTAAACGCTTACTGCGTGAGCGTGGCCAACCGTGAAGACCTAGAAAGTGTAGTAACATTCGCTTACAACTACAGCGAGGCCAGAGCACTGGCGAAAAAGTTTTTTAAAGAGCGTGACAAAAGTGTAGGATATTCGCTTCTGCGAGCGCAGAAAATAATCAGCGACGTGCCGAAAAATCTTAATGGCAAGTTGTGTACCAGCAAAGATGATGAAGGATATCCGCTTTTAGAAAAAAACGGTTACGCTTTTGAGTAATCAGTTAGGGGGTCAGGAAATGAAAGGATTGGACTATTTAAGAATGTCGTTTGGCAATGTTGACGCTAAACTTCCACCGCTCAAGGAAGTAAAGCCGCAACATCCGCTTGGCAAGTTTAGCGACTATGAAGACGCTTTAGACGAACTTTGCATAAATGCTTTGGCAAAGCTTACGCCGGAGCAGCGGGAAATCATCTTCCGGCGTTGCAGCCGTAAAATTAGAAGCTGGGAAAAGATGAAACACTTACATGCTTTTTTCGGAGTTGGCGGCTTTCACCGGTTTTACATTAAAGACTATGTTGGCGGCGCTGCAATGCTGCTTACCGGTGGCGGCTTATTAATCTGGTGGATAATTGACAGGTTTAAGATGAAAAAGAAACTTCAAGAATACAATTCAGACATTGTTATTCAAGCGTTGGACGACAAAGGTTATATCTAAAAATTGAAAGAGGTGTAGTTGTGATTATTACAAGAGAAAATCTAAAGGAAGAAGCTTCAAACTTAAACGACGAAATTTTAAATTTAGAGAAAAAATATGGGGTCAACATTATTGCACTAGCACAAGTTGAAAGTTTGGACACAGAAGAAGCAAATGGCTATTTAGTCATGGCTAACCGGGTAAGTCTCGACAGGTGTGTTAATAGCGTTGTTCATTTAGTGCAGACGGCACAGGAAGGCTTTGGCATTAAACCAGAGATGTTTTTTGCAGAAGCAATCAAAAGAGCAGTAGTTAATGAAAGGGTTTTTTATGATGTAGATGAAGAAATCCCCCCCGAAAATACGGGTGAGCCTTTTAAGAAAATGCTGGTAAAAGAGGTTGTAGAAAATGAGCATTAATGAGACCAGACGGGAAGCGATAATCAATAAGCTTAAAGAGCTTGAAGAATTTTTAGAACCCGAGGGCGCGCATTTTGTTCTACATCTCTTTACCAGTAAAGACGTCACAGAGGAAAGCTACAGTATATACAACAACTGTAGTTTGAAAATTCTGGCCATGTCTCAAGCGAGAATTGAAAACTATATTGAACAGCTTGGTAAGATATCGCTAAAACACCATAAGGAAAACGTGGAAATGATGAAGCTTGTGGATAAATTAATTGAAAGCATACAATCTGGCAAAGAACTGTCCACAGAGCTAGAAGACGATATGATAGAACTATTGAAGGCTTTAAAGGCCGAACGAAACGACGCAGGCAGCAAGAAAAATTTATATAACTAATTAGGGAAGTGTATAGCAGGCCGCACAAGCGGCCTGCCTTGCTGCAAGAAAGGGGAATAAAAATGACTACTACCAGTAGGACCAGCAGAACCAGAAAAAGGAGAAACACCGGAACATTAAATGTCAAGATAAACGCCTGCCAAGAGTGCGGGAACAAAAAGCCCCGGCTTAAAGTTGACAAGAATTTTTTCATCCAGTGTGAAAGCTGTGGCAAGGTTTTATACGGCAGCGTACAAGATGGCATATTGGAACTTGTTAAAAAGTGGAATGCGAGAAATAGCGGGAAATGATTAATGTCAGGAAGGTTAAGGCAGCAGGCCTATGTGATTGCTGTGATAAGAAAAAGGCAACATATGAAGTGTATTGCCGCATATCTTTAGGAAGTTTTTTTATCCCAAGCACTTACAAAAGCAATCAGATATACCTATGTGAATCATGTCTGAAAAAGCTTTCCGGAAAAATAGCTAAACAGCTACAGAATGAAGGTGATTGAATGTTTAAGGAAGAAAGAGTTGTTGCAGAAGGTACAGTATTTTTTTCTATTTACGACGGGGATGACCCGGAGAAAAAGCCCATATTAAAGTTGAGTAGTAAGAAAACAGCTAAGGTTATAACAGCGTTACTTAACGCCGACCGTGAGCAGAGATGTAAATTTTCGCTGGCGTGTATGGACGCTGCTAAGAGACTTTATTGTTGTCCAGCATGTGAAAGTAAGGACGTAGAGAGAGTTATGCTTGCGTGTCATCCGCCTATTATTGATTTAAATTGTAAAAAATGCGGGTGGCGGTCAAGGTAAATTGCATTTTTGGTAATTTGTAATTTCTGCCGCTAGTCCTCTGCGAATTGTTTTTGCACAGCTCCTTACGATATAATAAATAAAAAGAATCGTAGGGGGCTTTATCATGGCTGAAACGTGGAACAACATCAGATATGTTTTAGATAGATTTTTCAAGGTCGATATATGGGCATATGCCGTAGTGATATGGACGTTTGGAAATGAGATTTTCGGCCCAAACTTTTGGGGCGTTGTTATATTAGCGCAGCTGATGATAGTCTTTGATACCATACTTAAATGGGTGTACTTGAGTAAAAAGTATATCCATGACACGTATCAGCCGGAAACCCCGCTAGAAAATATCAGCCTGCGAAAAGCTATACATTACTTTTTTAAGAGTGAAACATGGCAGAAAGGCTACCTAGAAAGCCGGGGCTTTAGCCGCATACTTGAAAAAATGCTGCTTTACAATGCAACAATCATCACAGCCTTTTATGCCGCCAAAGTCATACCGCCCATACATGCATTGGGTATAAATCTAGTCGCTTCCGACATTCTGCCGGGAAGCGTGTCGATGGTTATTTTTATGGTCGAAATGACCAGTATCAACGAGAATCTAGTTGAGCTGGGCTATAGCAGCATAGCTAACGCAGTCAAGCGTGTGCTTGACTATATGTTGGACAGAGTGTTTCCGAAAAGGGGGAATTGATATGCAGATAAGCCGTGAAGATTGCAAGCTAGTGACACTAACGGACATTGCAGCAGAAGCTAGAGCGTGTTCAGCACATACCATAACTGGACACTGGACAGCTGGCAGATACAAACAGTATTTCAACGATTATCACCTAATGATAAATGATGACGGCGAAATATTAATGCCGAATGGCGTTACATTAGACAGCGTACTTGCGCATACCTACGGCCGCAATACCGGGAATATAGGGGTATCAATGTGCTGCTGTCTGGACGCTATCATTTACCGGGACGGCAGTGTTAATTTTGGCAGTGTGCCGCCAACGTTCGCACAGATTGACGCTATGGCAAAAATCGTTGCCGTTATTACCAAATGCGCGCCAAAAATGGCCCCGTTCGGCGTGACTGCGAACACCTTCCGGACGCATAGCGAATGGGCCGAAATGGACGGATACGGCCTGTATAGCGGCGACGCTGATATGCGCTGGGACCTGATAAAGCTAGAAGACCTTGGGGCGGACGAATACACGAAGCCCGGCGGCGACGTTATCCGCGGCAAAGCTATCTGGCATACCTTCAATAACACCGACGTATATAACCTCTTGCAACCGTGATGAAAAAGAAGGGTGTGTATAACTTGTGGATAGTGTGGATAAAAAAGGCTTTAAGGACTATCTGTATTCTGCTTTGCCTTATCTGCTTACAGCCGCACTTGGCTTCTGCGTCGGCGCCTACGTCACCGGATGGCAGGCAGGTGATAACGATAACGCAGGAAGAATTGACGAGCTTACAGCAGATATTCAGCGAATTGAGCAGCAGCAATCAGCTATCGCAGAAACGTTACAGCGAGCTGTTGGCGCTATCGAACGAGCTGAACAGCATAGTGCAAGCATTGCAGAAGGAATCAGCGAACTTAAAGACCGAGCTGGAAACATCCAAGCAGGAGCAGCAGAAGGCGTTGGAGCAGCAGAAAAAGACGGAAAACTTATTGAACAAGGCCAACGAATCATTGCAGAAGTACAACGCCGAAGTGAAGAAGCAGCAGCGGCGGCTAAAAGCTGAAAGAAATATTGCTATTGGCGTGGCCACGGCGGCCGTTATCATGGCGGCTTGTAAATAAAATCAAAAGGGAGAATGAAAAAACATGAAAGCATTATCTGTAGAGAACTACCAAACTACCCAAAAAGAAAGCCTGAAAGCTCAAAGCTTGGCTGAATGGTCCGTAAGTGCCTGCATGAATTCGGCGGTAACTATCCTTACAAAACCAGACCGGATAACGGCAGAGGAATTAATCAAAGCGCGTGATATGCTGGACAAAGCTATCTTGTCAGCCGTAGAACGTGACGCACTGGCCAAAGTCAATTATAAAATAGCGACCATGATTGTAGATATGCCAGATGAACAGGCTCCGGAACAAGCAGCCGAAATGCCTGTTATCCCGGAATGTGTAGAAGAAGCAGGAAAAGAACCCGTAAAAGAGTGCGAATAATCTAAAGCCCCGGACTTCCGGGGCTTTTTTATGCAAAGTCGAAATAAAACTGTTGACAATATACAGAGGGGGGTGTATAATAAAAGCATAGAAAGGGTGTGAGTTATGACGCGAAAAACAACAGTACATTTCTACGAAGGGGGCAAAAAGCGAATTATGACAAACGTCTATAAGAAAGAGTTTTACGTTGGCGGTGAAAAAATCAAAGTTGGCATTTTAAGCACTAATCCAGAGGAAACATGGCTTGTTAATGAGCTGGATAACATTTTGTGCGAAAAATGCGAGAATATCAACGGTCAACTGATATTGAATAATGAGTTCTTTTCTTTGGCGGTCCGCAAAGTTAAGGAGATTTTAAACTATCAGAACGAAAAAGCGGATAACGAGGAAAACCCGGTGTATTACAAATTTTACAGAGACGGGTACAATGGTGCGATATGGATGGTATGACAACAGTTATAGTATCTGTGATATTATCCGCACTGGCGGCACTCGTCACGTGCGTATTACTGGCCAAATTTGATGTCAATGGGCGCATGGCCGCCCGAAAAAACGGCGGCCAGCAATCTAAAGCCGTCGGGCAGAAGCGGGAACGCTATATATTATACATTCCCCGCAAAGGATACTTTTGTTTCATCGAAGAAGATAACCGCCCGACGTTCGCCTTGTCGCGCCGCGACGGCATGATAGAACATTTTGAAAACATGAAAGAAGCAATGCTGGTTGTCAGCAGGCTTAAAGCGAAACGATATCAGATTTTAGACGTCAAGGGTAACGTGGTAAAGAAAGGTGGATAACATGGCGGCAGAACCTTTTATCTTATGGGGCGTATCTATAACCGTAAGCATAGCCGCTGCTGTGCTTTACTATAAAGTCAGGGGGCGTTAAAATGCTTACGTTTCTTACAGAAAGGCATATCTGCGTTTATAAGCGCGATATAGATAACGCCTTGGGAAAGTACAGAAAATATATGGTAGGTGAACCGGAGCTGATGAACGGCGCCATAAATGAATTTGTAAACGCACGTTTTTTTATACAGGCATTCCTTGACCTTGGCGATATTATGGCGGTAGTTTACTATAGGCCTATCGAGCGTTTTAGCCCGTGGACGCCGTGGGACGTCACTGTGTGGGATAAGAATATGAAAATTGTTGCCGGGATAAGCTGCCTTCCTGCCGCCGCCGAAGTAGAGCGGTTTTTAACAGACGCCATTAAAAAATATGGAAGAAGGGTAAACTATGGAGATAAGCGAAAAAGACATTGAGTATTTAAAATACATGGAGCGGACAGACTTGTTTTATCGCGCCATGCCAAAAGATATAACGGACGAGAAAAATCTTATCTATGGCCAACTGGTACAGTTTGGCAAAAAACTGTATATTGTAAACTACGAAAACTGGAAAAGGCGAGGGGCGACACCCTTCGGAAGTCCGGCCGGGGCAATGGGTATATACTTCGGCGAGTATGCCATAGAAGTAGACCCGCTGACAGTCCAAAGATATACAGGCGTCTATGCAAAGAACCTAAATTCTGCGCGCATTCCGCTGTTTGTCGGAGACTATATAACCCAAAACATCGAAGGGGAAACATGCTTATTTCGCGTTGAGGTAGATTTATTTGAAGGCGTTTTTAAAGCGGCGGCAAAAGTGCGTCTGCCGCTCCCACGCAAAGAAATTGAAGATGTACTAATCATCGGCAATTACTGGGACGACTACGATAAATGGGAGCGTAGACTATGGACAGGGGCAAAATGATATATGCTGAATTAAACGGCATTCGTGACGGTAAATCTTATAGCGTGTTTTACAGGTATCTGCACAGGCGACTGTGGAACTGGCTCGCCGACACGCACGGACGGAAGTATAAAAAGGACTGGCCAGAATGGGCGATTAATGGCGGCATAGTACCGATGGCTGAAAGCTACTGCTTTGCCTGTGCCGCCACGGATTCATGCAGTAACTGCCCAATTGATTGGAATTATAGGGATGTAGAAGCCATGCTTCCGGATATGCCACAGTGCTATAAGAAGCCTAAATTTAGTTTTAATACTTGTGGCTCGTGGATTGCGGCTTACACATATACTGCCGGGACATATGACCTTAACCTCGGCTACAGCGAACGTATCGCCAGAGCTATAGCCGAAGCACCGATAAAAACCAGCTATCGCGGGCGCATACTCGAATACGATAGCGACTATATGGCCTTGAAAGGAACGTTATAAATTGCGGAATTGTTTAGACTGTTTTAGATTACATAGACATGAAGGAGTAGTTTTCTGCCCGTTTCTGGGCTTGTCAGAGTGCATTTTTGGGGCGCACTACATCCCGGCGGACTGCATAAAGCCAAAGCAGGCAGCGGCAGCAGCCCCCCCGACGATTCAGGAGAGTCCGGCTGTAAAGGCCGTTGAGCAGGACAATGAAAGAAATTACAACGAGTTCAGGGAGCTTGAAAAAAATCCAGAGTATAAGCCATTTAAAATGCGTACTATATACCCTTGGCGGGAATTGCATGACGAAATATTTAATCTGATTCGGGCAGGCATGATTTATAAAGACGTTGCCGCCAAAGTGGGAGTACCGCCAGAGAACCTGAATGGCTACGTTTCCCGGTATAAAGTAAGAAGCTGATAGAAAAAGCACTGTGAGGATTTCTCACAGTGCTTTTTTGTTTCACGTGAAACATTGCCCGTCAATCGAGCACGTTTCTATGACGCTTGAACTTGTCGTACACGTCCCATATGATACTATCTTCGTCATTTTCGACGACTGAAAGAACGAGGACAGAAAACGGATTATCGTTTGTATAGCGCTTGTGAATGGCGGTGCTGATGATTTGGCTATCATTAGCAAACGCTACGCCTTCTGCGCTATCTGTGATGGCCTTGTACAGGTTATCGTTGTCAGGCTTAACTATGGGGTAAGCTGCGCGCTGGTCGACCAGCTCCCGAAACTTTTTTGTTCTGGACGCAGGTACGGACAGGAAGCAATATAAATCAGCCCGAAGCGGCGTTTTCTCTTTGAAGAAACCTGCCTTGCTGCATTCTTCTTGAATGAGCAGGGTGCAATATTGGCGGTAGGCCTGCATTTTATTACTATAGCGGCCAATACGTCGGCCGCCGTTAGTCCAAAACTGCGCCGCCCTTTCCTGCGGCATGGCGTTGCCGCCGAGAACGATATAAACACAATCAGAATTTTTTAGTTGTTTCATTTGTGGGAACCTTCTTTTTTTAGTATTCTTCTTCCAGTTCTTTCAGCGCCTGCGGATTAAGCTGAATTTCTTTTTCTATTAAGTGGTCAATCGTGACGTTAAAAACTCTGGCCAGCAGCATAATATAATAGACGTTGGTTTTAAGCAGTGACCTTTCCCCGCGTTCGTAACGGTCAAGCGTTGTGGGACTGATACCGGTCAAGTCATTTAGTTCCGTGCGGCTATAGCCGTATAACTCCCGGTAGAAGGCTATAACGCTGCGGCACTTGGTCAGGCGTTTCGGCTCAATGGTGATATCATATTCCCGCAGCATTTCGGGGATATCATCAACATTGTTGTCCGTTATGGTCAGTGTGCAATCCCGGCGGTTGGTGATAGTCACCAGAACGTTATAGCTGTTGTTTGAAACGTTCAGGCGGTTAGAGTGGGGGATAAATGTAAGCTGCTCATTAATGCGATTCATCAGGCGAGGTATCGGCATATAAAGAGTATCAACTAATGAATGCGCGAATTCGCTTGCTTCTGCAAAGTCCTTGCAGGTGTAGAGCTTGTATACCATACTTCCGGCAGGACGATTAGTAACTACGACGCTGCACCTTGACCCAACGTTTAACAGATAAGCCCTACAGGGCGGAAAATCCGCCTTTCTGACGCCTTTTATAACGTCGGCGCATGTGTTATAGCCTATACACGCTGAAAAGTCTGACATGGCGGCTAATTGGTCCGCTATAGTCTGGCTATCGGATAGACCGAGCAGGTCGCGCAATTCTCCCGGCTCATATGTTTTACAGTTCATTTTTATCCCCCCCGGTGCTATCTTCTTCAAGGCCCTTGAACGGATTGAACGAAAAAGCTATCTGGCAGCGGTTTACCTGCGTGTAATCGTCGAGAAACTTCATCTTCCAGCCGAGATACAGGCGGACCCGGAACCAAGGGCAGTATTGCTTACAGTAGTAGAAGGACCACGGGGCGAGAAAGCCGGGAACATAGCTAAACCATTGCTCGTTGTTAAGTTCCTTGATTTTCCGCAATACTTTGACCTTTGAAAAGTCTACCGCCCGGCCGGTGACATAGTAGCCAAAACCGTAAGCGTTGTTGCGCATAAGCCACAGCAGGCGGCAGAAATAGCGCTGCACACGTTCTTTTGTGGTGAAGTCGTTATACCAGAGCTGTACGAAGCCGGGACGCATATAGCCGTCGCCTTTCATTTCGTAATGATAAATATAGTGACTGTCGAAGTCATAGCGCAGGAACTTCGGGACGACTTCGAGCACCTGCCAGCGGATATCAAGGGGATTATCATAGGTTTGCCATAGCTTGAACACTTTAGGCAGCTGCCCTTTTTCGTCAGCAAAAATGACGACAAACCAGTTAGTTAAGTAGCATAATACGGTAAAAATCAGGTCAAGGCACACATACAAAAGCCAACTCATTACAAACACCGCCTTTTAAAAGTTATATAACAACATTATAACATGTATAGTTAGAATATTCATAATATCTACTCTTGTGTTATAATGGAACAAATAGACAGATGTTTCACGTGAAACAATAAAGTGGGGTGAAGATGTTGAGAAAGAAAAAAGAAACGCAGCAGATAACGCCGGAAGCCATAGCGGCCGAGCTGGAAAAAGTAAACCTTGACGCTTCGACTCCGGAAGAAGAAAACAACTTCTGGGAAAAATATGAGGAGCAGCAAGAAAAGATAGAAAAACAGCATAGGGGGCGCGTTCGTGTCTCTCAAGAGGATACAAAAAAAGGCGGCTCGCCTAAAGAGGATATAGCTACTGTAACCAAAATCAGACCGGGGTACGTGCGCGTAGCGTCTGACCAAGAAAAGAAATTCTGCCGTGAGTACATGAAGACCTTCAACGCGAAAAAAAGCGCGCTGGCGGCAGGCTATGGCGATACATACGCGGCAAAACGGGCGTATATGATACTGCGGCGCCCGTGGGTGCAGACGTATCTTAATGAACTTCGTGAAAAAATCGAAACGGAAGAAATCGCCGACGCAAACGAGACCTTGTTAAATCTTACCAGACAAATGCGCGGCGAGCTTGTCGAGACTATCGAAACACTAAACTATGCCGCCAGAGGTCAAGGGCCAGATAAAGAATACGTTTTAATAGGTAAGACCGTGCAGCGCCTTAGCCTGCACAGAGCAGGCACGGAAGGAATGGCCAGATATCATAAGCTGTTTAATGAAAAAGCTGTGAACGTCAATATCACGCCGCAGATAGTCGTTGATATTCCGGGGGCGCTTCCGGCGGCAGAGAGCGTACCTATCCAGCCGACCATGAGCGAGGAAGAAATGGAGCGCAGAGCTGCGGAACTGGCGGAACAAATGGGAGTGACGGGAGAAGATGAATTATCAGAACCAGAACCAGACACCGGAGACAAGGCTTAAACAGATAAAGCTGACTGACTGTATAGGTCCTGCGTTTTATGGCCTGTACCACGCAGTAATGCAGCACTCATATACATATTACTGGCTATGCGGCGGCCGTGGCAGTTTCAAGTCGTCGTTTACCGCCATAGTGGCCATACTGCTGCTCATAAATAACCCTGCGGCGCATGTAGCTGTTATCCGGAAAAGAGATAACACGCTCCGAAAAACTGTCTATGAGCAAATGCTGTGGGCTATAGAAAAGCTGGGACTTACTGAATTTTTCCTCGCCAGACTGTCGCCGCTTGAAATCATCTATAAGCCCACTGGCCAGAAGATTAATTTTTTCGGACTTAGCGACAGCAACACCTTGAAGTCGATTAAGGTATCCAATGGTTACTATTCCGTGCTATGGTTTGAAGAACTGGCAGAATATGACGGCATGGAAGAAGTAGACAATGCCCGTTTGTCGTTCATGCGTGGCGGAGATAAATTCTGGGTGTTCTATACCTACAACCCGCCGCAATCATTAAGCAGCTGGGTAAACGTCGAGACGCAGAAAAAGACCCCTGAAAAGATAGTACACAAGAGTAACTACCTGTATGGCCCGGCCGAATGGGTAGGGCCGATGATAGTAACGGAAGCGGAAACGTTGCGTAAATTCTCACCCCGCAGGTGGCGGCATGTGTTTTTAGGCGACGTTACCGGGACTGGCGGCGAAGTATTTAATAACTTGGTCCTGCGTGAGATAACGGACGAAGAAATTAAGAGCTTTGGCAATATCAAACGCGGCCTTGACTTTGGTTTTGCTAATGACCCGCTGGCGTACATGACGGGCAACCTAGACGTTGCGCGGCGAACGTTATACATATACAACGAATACTATCAAGTACAATGTCCACTGTGGACGCTTGCAGACCACATAAGGGAAGAAAATCCGGGAAATGAGCTTATAATATCAGATGTAGAGCCCCGAAGCGTTCACACGCTTAGAAGCTATGGTATAAACGTGAGAGCGGCCAAAAAGGGACCCGGAAGCCGTGAGGCCGGATATGACTATTTGAGCAAGGAGCTGCTGCGGATAGTCATAGACCCTAACCGCTGCCCGAATGCTGCCCGTGAGTTTGCTAACTATGAGCTGAAAAAAGACAAAAACGGGAACTTTATAGCAACGTATCCCGACGGCAATGACCATACTATAGACGCTGTAAACTATTTATGCCAAAACAAGGGCGCTTTGCGAATTTCATAATCAGGGGGTAAACAAAGTGAAAAAGAAGCAGTTTAAACCGCTTAATATCCGCAGTACGGAGCTTTTAAACCGAAGCAGAGTAATTAGTCCCACGTCTGTAAATGAGACGCACAGAAAGGCGCTGAACGTCATTAATAGCGGTAATAACAATAACACCTTTATTGAACCGCGACTGGAAGACGTACAGACCATGTTCGGCATTCCGGAAACAATGGGTGCACCGGACGCAAAGGCACAGGCCGCCAACGATGAAGCTATAAGCGCCTGCCACAGCTTGATACTCCACACCATGCGGGTGTTGGGTGATAACGTTTATCCGCAGTTTCTAGGCTATGGCTATTTAACAGCGCTGACGCAAAACCCACTTATCAGGACAGGCGTAGAAATGATAGCCTCTGAAATGACTGAAAAAGGCTGGAAGCTTACCACGGAAAAAGAAGAAAGCCGGGAGAAGATTAAATTTCTTGAATCAGAGTTAAACCGTCTGAATGTCAAAGATATGTTTTATAAAGCTATCTGCAACAATGGCTATATGGGCGGCTGCCTTGTAGGAATGGACTACGAAGGGGAAAAACCAGACGACTTAGTAAACGCGATACCGCTTACCGCCGATGGCCTTCTAGGAAAGAAAATCAAAGGCCTGCGCCTGCTGGAAGCCTTCAATATCTCGCCGGGGGAATATAATACTACTAACCCAATGAGCCAGAATTACTACAATCCGCAGACATGGTTT